GAATCATATCCATTATATCCATATGGATTATAGGTATAATATGAATCATTTAAAACCCTATATAATCCCGTTGTTAACACTTCTCTAATTTTTGGTACTTCTCTTACATCTCCACTAAATGAATCTATTATTTGATATGTAATTGTCAATGATTCATATTCTCTACCAAATACATTAGTTTGTTTATTACCATCGGCATCAGTAAATAGGATTCCACCTTCAGATGACCAAACATAGAATGTTTTTGTAAATGTTTTTGGTTTAGAAACATCTGCATAGGTACATGAACCATCATCCATAACTGCAAATTTATTATAATTTAAAGCGGATGAATCCATACAACCTTTAATCTTTTCAATTGGAGTTGCATCTGGTATTGGATTGTATTGGCATGAACCATCTGATTCAGTTGCCAATGGATTATAGTTCTTAGCGTTTCTATCAGTACACCCTCTAACTACTCCTTGTTTATTACCTATACCATTAGTCTCATTTGTATTAGAACTAATTATTGATTTTAAAATCTCTTTAGTAGCATCTAATGTAATTTGTTCTTCTTTTGTTAATATATTATCTTCTTGTATATCTTGTTTAGGTAAATAAAAACTTATAATTTGAATAAGTGAACTAATTATAAATTCTTTTATTTTAACTATTGATAATTCTATTGGTTTTGCACTAGGAAGTGGTTTACCATAGTTAAGAGAAGTTATATTAGTATCTCTATTACCAATAAAATGTTTGGTAGTTTCAATTAATTTTTCTCTGATTGTATTTATAAAATTTTCCCAATTTTGAATTTTAAATTCGGTTTGAATTAATTTTCTATATTGTTCTCCTTCTGCAATCGTTCCCTTTTGCATTAAGAATGATTTCAGAATATTTTCTACTTTTAATGATTGTATAAATGGTTCTACAAAATAAATTGTATCATCTTTAAATTGCCCATCTTTTAATAAAATATTTAATCTGATATCTAAATCTTCAATTGTATTTTCATTAACATCTTTTAATGGTAAAACTCTGATTTCAGTACGAGATGGTGAAATTTCATGTATCCATAATTTATCCTTATCAACTGTTTCAGAACCAACTCTCCTATTTAATAGAGTTGTCTGAGTTTTAAATATACCATTAGAATATCCAGAATCTCTTACTAATTTTTCAGTATCAATAATATATTCTCTGGCACCATTTGTTTTTACATTAGATTTATTTTCACTAAAAATAAAATATTTTGTAATATTTACATCATCTAAAAAAATGTATCTAACCAAATCTCCGTGCTCACCTTGTGGCAATAAATTATCACTAGAATCATACAATATAAATTCAATAGTATCGGCATCACCTAACCCAAAGTAAGATTTGGCAACTTCTTTTTCAAAAATTGCTCTATCTTTACTATCAACTTTGTAGCCTTTTTTATCTACTATTTCTTTGAATTGATTTATTGCCATGCTAGTATTTTTCTTTTACTCATTTGTTTATTATAAACATAATAACAATATTGTTTACCAAATTTATGAATTAACTTTCCTATCCAATTATCGTTAGGTAGGATTCCAACTTCGTATGCCATATGTTCTGTCCACGGCTTTACCATTGTATAAATCCATTTTGTATATTGTGGTTTTGCTTTCATAAAGTTAACCACATTCTTAGCCCACATCATATATCCTAAAACTAATGATGGGTCTTTCTTATACATCATTTCACCATATAATTCATCCGCGTTCCAAATATGTTGAGGTAAGAACCCTTGTTTGTAAAGTTCATTACAAATAATCTTTTTCTTTTTGGTATTGGCAAGTTGTGCTTGGGTGGCTGATGCACTTGCGGTTGCAGCAGCTGCTTGAGCCTGTGATGCTGTAATTTGAGCTTGTGCTAATAATTGTTGTGCGTTTGTAACTTGATTTTGTAATTCAATTGCCCTTGCATTTGCAGCTTCTAATTGTGCAGTTAAATTCTTTTGTAATTCATCAAAGGTTTGTTTCTCGGCCTGTAATCCTCTAAGTTGTGCTTCTAATGAAACCCTCTCAATACCTTCTTTAATACCCTTTGAAAGTGCATTCTGAAAATCTTGAATTAGTGAAACATATTTATTATTTGTAATTTGTGATTCGTTCTCTGCAGATGCTCTTAATAATCTCTCTACATCTATTTGAGTAGCCAATGCCTCATTTGCAGTATTTAGAGTTTCAATCTCAGCCAGGGCATCACTTAATTGTTTACTTAAATCAGTATTTTTTCCTAATGATTCATTATATAATGCTTCTAATCTATCGTATGTTTTTTGAGGAACAACTTTTGGTTGTGGTTTCGCAGGTGCTGCTATTAATTCATCAACAACTACATTAACCGCCTTTTTTAATTGCTCTTCATTATATTTAGGTCTTTCAACATATCCAGATGTTTCACCATCAAAATCTTCAGCAGTGGGTTTGACATAAAAAGTATGATTACCTTGTTCGTTTTGAGAGGTAATCACAGCAGAACCACTTGATATTAATTCTGAAACTCTAAATTCGTTTTGTAATGACATATCTTATTTCTCTATTGTAAACGTTAAATCTTTATCTGAAAAATATTCTATTACACCACTTCTATCTATTTTTATTTCAACATAATAACTTCTATTAGTTTCCCAATTCGTTAAATTTAATTTAAAATAATTTCCGTTACTATTACAACTTACTTTTGTATAATCACTAAATGGAACAATAACCTCATCAGTAATCACATCTTTAATTTGATAATAAGTTGTAGATGGTAAGTATTTTATATCGTTATATGCAAATGAATTTGAATAAGTTTTAAGTGGGTATTTTTCTCTAGCAAAAACTCCAATTTCAGGAGTACTTCCTACTTTATATTTTGTTTTTAATTTTTTAAATGTTACATGAATATCGTCAGATGTTAATTGAGTTAACGAACCTGTTACAAACGATTGGTCATTCCAACCAATTCTAACCTTTGGTTGATATATAGTGTTTGTTTCTTTTGCAAAGAATTTTAATTGGCCATAATCTTCCGTATCATTTTCTAATACACTTGAATGTCTTAAAATTATACCCTCATTTGGTAAAGAACCTGATATCCAAGAAGTAAACATAGTTTTTACATTCATATTAATATCTGCACTTTGATAACTAAATGATTGTGATGTTGCCGAACCCGTCCACCACACGCCACCTTTACCATTATACGAGCCAGTTACACTACCTGTAATATATAATGCGTTTGTAATCCAATCTATCCCAGTTGTTCTATGATTCCATGTAACACCGTCAGTTGATATATCATCAAAACGAGTACCGATTCCCATATCCCAACTTTGTGTAATTGGATTTGCATAGATTACATAATCCATTGGTATTTCATTTGCTTCACATTCTCTAAGAATTAATTCTGCAGAACTCATAGTAACCGCCCCACTAGCAAGAGATGCAGAAAGAGCAGTTGTTTCAAACTTTATTAGAGTATGAGCAACATCTTTTGAATTTCCATAATAAGTTTTAGAAATTTCTAATATTTCATCCAAACCAGTGTTTTGTGTTGGTTGTTGTAAATAGATTGTTGCATCTTTTGATGCTGTTAAAAAAGTATACATTAAACAACCCTCCCTTTAATATCTTTTGCTGGAAACTTAACTTCAAATATTGATGGGTCTAATGATGGGTATACCATTTTACCTTTTGTTGCTTCTGCAATGTTATATGAATTACTTGAATATTGACCTAAACATTTATTTACTATTTCACATTTTGGAACTGATTGAACTCCTTCTATTCCTGCAATTAATAATTCTAATTCACTTAGGTTAATTGCCATATTAAATGTCCAATCATCTATATTAAAGTAATTTGTAATTTCATCAATACATCTTACCAATACTTCTCTTTTATTATATCCACTATAAGTTCTGATTTCAAAATCAACGCCAATGTTTATAATATACCCATCCATTAAATTCACACCATCTGTCAACAAACGATATTCATTTAAATAAGTTTTAAGATTTTCTTTTAGTGCTTGGTTTGTTCCAATTTGTACTAAATTCTTATTAGAATTATATCCTAAAATATATAAGTTAATTGCAAATGGATTATTCTTTTCGTTTGTATTATTTTTCTTCCCTACTAAAAATTTGTTAACCGCATCTTTAATTTCCATTTCACTCTTACCTTGTAAACTTGTTACAATACCTGTAAATTCGCTTAGGGTATCTGGATTTGCAAGAATAGATGATGGTGAGTTATTATCCAATTCTCCATCCGGTGCACAATATGCTTTAGCAATACCACCATACTTTGCAGGTAGTGATAGGGCTCTTACTTGATAATCTTTACGAGTTACTGCTCGGTTTTGAGAACCAAATGTTGCCAGGGCGTTTTCTCTGATTTCATCAATAGTTTCTGCACCTCTTGCTCCATTTGCTGCTGTTTCGTTTTCAACTGCGATTGAACCCTTAGCTACTCTATATACTGCCAATTCGTCTCCACTAAGTGAAATTGTATCTTCATCAAAGGAAACGTTTGTTATTCTATTTATTTCACCTTTTGGAGTATTTGCCGAAATACCACCACCTACTAAATACGAAACTGTAATAGTAGTATTAGCAGGTGCCTGACCATAACTTTTTGTCTTTAAAAAGTTTGCAGGGTCAAATGATGCACCTAAATTATCTATTGATGAATTTAATCCCAATCCTACATTTTTGAAATTTGGTATAATGCTTTCATCAGATGAGGTAGAATTACCGCCCCCAAATACAATTGTTGTAGTATTATCTGGATTTACTTTTGTTACAAACCTACGAGAAGTTTTTATTAATTTTAAAACGTTTGCAACTGAATCTTTAAACTGAACTAAATCCTTATCGGTTTGGTTTGATATAGGATAATCAACAAATACCATCTCTTGTGCAAGATATGGGACTTCATACCATTTATTTCCATTACCATCTCTTACATCATATATTTGAATTATATTTGTTTCTGCTAAATCTATTTTTGAAAATTCTTGAGCACTTCCAAATGTAATATCTATTGTCTTTAATTCTGCGGAGATTGCATTAACATATTTTTTAACTAAATAAAAGGTAGGTTCACCATCATCATTTTTTCTATATATGGTAATCTCTCTCTCATCTTCAACACTAAAATCTAATAATTCAGTTGTTCTAAATAGTGTAGCCGTTGTATTTGCCTCCACTACCATTCCCTCTTTAATTCTAAGAAAATAATCAGAATCAGGTCTATTATTCGGTCCTTGACCGGTTGCACGAACTAATTGATAAACTGATAATCTTACTAATGCGGGTGATGTTACTTTTGGTTTGTATCCTAAATATTGTGCAAGTGCGATAACATTTTCTTTATCCTCTGCATATAACATTAAGGATTCTTTTAATGTATCATCTATATAATACCCCAAAACATCTCCAATATACGATGCCATTTCAATGAACATCATACCGGGTGAGGTTTCGTTAAAATCTGAATATGTTTGTGGGAAATAAGTTTTTGCGTACTCAATTAAGTTTTGACGGAAACCGGCAAAATCTTTATTAAGATATTTTATATCTCTACCTTGATTACTTTTTCTTGTTATACTATTTAATGCCATTATTATTATCCCCTAACTGTAAAAGTTATTTCTTGTGTTTCAATTGTATTTCCGACCGTAAACTGAATTGTCATATGTGCTGTGTGGTTATCCTTCATAGCATCAGTCATTTCTACATCAATTTCTTCAATATTAATATATGGTAACCAATAACTGACAGTTTGGGTAATTACATCTTGTAATTGTGATTCAAACGTATCATCCATTGGTTCAAACAAAAGTGATTGTAACCCCGTACCAAACTCTGGTTGCATTACTCTTTCACCTTTTGCCGTTAATAGTAAATTTTTTAAATTTGCTTTTGCTTGTTCGAAAGATGTAAAGGCTTGTTCAAAATAACCAGTATTACCTCTTTTAATAGGTAAAGTTATTCCATACGCGTAAGAATCAAATTCTTGCGTATCCTTTACAATTTTACTACCAAGTACATAAGCCATATTATTTCTTAAACCTCTTAACTAATTCCGAATTATCTCTATTTAAAATTCTGTCTAATCCTGCTAATCCAGTCGTAACACCTAACCCACCTTTTTTAATACCACTTCCTCCCATATCACCATATCCCATTTTAGAAGCCATTTGACTTCTCATTGTTTCAATCCCACCTTGTGCTCCACCTCCGTATGATATTGTTTCATCTATATCAGGTTCCGCATCCATATAATTTGGAATGTGTGAATTTGAGTAACCTTCATTTATTGGTTGTTCCATTTGGTAATTATCTAAAATAGATGAACCACCTCCCACTTGTCCCGCACTTCTTTGTGCAGAAGTAAATGGTTTTGTTTGATTTAGTATTTCATTTATAGTTGAATTTCTACTCAATTGTTTTACCGGTTGAACTTGTCTTACTTCTTCTTTAATAGTAGTAGTAGTTGTTCTATCTTTTTCCAATAATAGAGTTGCTAATTCAAACGGGTCAACTTCTTCCAAAATATCCTTTTTAGGTTTTGGAGTACTCGTTTCGTTTAATAACTTACTAACTTCCTCCTTAATCATTTTAGGAAGCTGTTTCTTAATTTCTTGTTCTACAACTAATTTAATTAGTTGTGCTAATTTTTTAGAATCCATTTTAAAAATATTTGTTAACTTACTATAAATATATGTTTTGAGTATTTTGCATTTTTATAAAGGGTGTAACCCTAATTTATCTTATGCTTTTTTATTTTTTTGAGATGCGACTGCAGCTTTACCATTTTCATTTAATCTCCACATAGCAATGGTTGTATTATCAACATGGTTTGCTTGAATGACATTTTGAGAAAAATCACTAACCCATTTCCATCCAGTCCAAACTTGAATATGACCATATAATTTACCACCTAAATACCCCATAACAACTATATCACCCACTTGCCATTGTGCAGGATTTTTGGTATAGACTGAATTTATTTTTACTTTTTCGTTGTAATAAACTTTACCACCTATGTTTCCTGCAAAAGATGCCCTACCACCACCGGTAGATGGGTCTTTGAATGAAAACCAATCTGCATTACCACTTATTCTACCTAATCCACTTACACCCGTTAATGCAACTACAACCGATTGTGTACCTTGTGGACATAATCCATGTACACCTTTGATATAACCACTTCTTAAATTTCCATAATTAACTCTTGGATTTTTACCCAACTTAGGTGCCCATGCACCTGCAATTTTTAATAACTCATCTAAATTTTTATATCCACTCTTCAAATCCGTATCAGGTTCAAGTGGTTTAAGAATTCCCTGGTCATAAAGTGCTTGGTCTATTTTTTCTGCTTTAGAATTATCTAACTGAGAAACCCTTGCACTACCACCTTCTAAATCATCTTCTACATACGGGTCTTCAAAAATCTTTTTACTAATTTTTTTAACATCTGGATTTATTATCTCTTGTACTTCGGGGTCATCTTTGTCCAATCCAATTTTAGACCAATCCAATTTATCATATGCAGTTTTATTATCAGCAATTTGTTCTTCTGCATTAATCGGTGGGTTTGGTGGACTTGGCGATGCCGGTGGAATAGTATATCCAACAAACGGAACTGCACCTGGCCCTGGTGTTAATAAGGGTGGATATAGAGATGTAGTTAAAAACATTCCTTGAATTGTAGGCAAGTGAGTTTGAATCGATGCAATCAATTGGTCTAAAAATACTGCCGAATCATCTGTTGGTTTTGCCATTTTGTTTAACTATATTATAATTTTATTTTTTATCCACACAAGTTGGGGGAATTACAAATCCAGAAATAGTTGATACTCTTGGAGTTTTTACAAAACATCCACATCCATTTCTATTGAATCCGCCACCACCGGTATTTCCTTCTATTGTAGTTATCTTACCATCTTTTGATATTGCTGCTACAACTCCAATGTGATGTTCCTTACCTTCCGGCCCATATAACGCTGCAGCTCCTATTTTTGGAGTTTTACTATATGTTCCATTTTTTTTACCCCACGTCGCCCAATTCTTGCATGATGCAGCACCAGGAGGAGTTTTTAACCCCGCAGACTTCCACCAAGCAGTTACCGCAGCAGCACACCAGTAATATCCCTCACCTGTTGCTCGGACCTGTCCCTGATTATCTAAACCCGCTAATTGAACCATTATATCAATACGGCCAGGTTTACCCGGTGGGGTTTCTCCTCCCGCTTGATTTCCCCCATAGTTCAACCCCGCACCTTTATTTGCCTTTGTACCAGTTTCTAATATACCAACATCTTTTTTAGCAAATTCAACCACCTTTAATCCAATAGGACATGAAGTATCAACATTACCATCAATTTTAACAGGTGTTGAATTTATAGGTTCTTTTGATTCTATTGAATTGGCTTGTTTTGTGTCAATTTCTTTTTGTGTTTTATCAACATATTCTCTAGCACCATCACGTTGTTCTTCTGTGGCGTTGGGGTTATTGATTGTTTCCGAGGCCCGTTTAACTTCTTCTTTTTTTACCTCAATATCTTCTTCAGATAATTCATAAGGTTCTTCAAATACTTTGTTAGATGATGTAGGAGCAACATCCTCTATTGGGGTTATTAACGCCGGTTCTAAACTTTGTATATCAGTTGGTTGCCAAGTTCCTGGATTTGTAATCATACTACTAACTGTCGCAATATTTACAACTGCACCGGGAGATGGTATAATTGGAGGTGGGACTGCAGACATTGTAGCACCAGTCCAATATGATATAAACGCAGGCCCCATATTGGTAATGATAGGATGTTCACCCGATGGTTGTTGAAATGCGGTTGCAAGAATTCCGTTTAAGGTTGCCTCCATTAATTCAGTATTACCCTTTGCAACTGTAATACTATTGACGGTATCAAATCCTCTTTTAACTGCCATATCATATTCTAATGTAAGTTTTTTTGCAAAATCACCATAGGAACTAATTCCTGCTTGGTTTTGCATATAACTCAACATATTTTGTTTGAATATTTCTAATGACATCTTATTCAGTAAAATTTAAAGTTGATTTGAATTTTTCCAATCTACCTTTAATATCGTTAAATGTACCTCTATTTTCAGGACCAGTTGCAGTTGGACCAGACGGGGTTTTAAATATTTGTGCATTAATAGCATCAATAAGTTCCTCTAATAATCCTTGAAGAGTATCACCTCTTACTAATGGTTCAGCATCACTTTCGGTATTAAGATATATTTGTCCTTTACCACCTAAGATGTAAGTATTGTTATCATTTGTTGTAATTCTAACATCACCATTAAAATCTAAATCTGCACCAGCTTTACCATTATCAATTGACATTTTACCATCTGATATAAATCCGTAATTTCCTTTTGAATAGAAAATCAGTTCTTTAGATTTAGCAGAGATTATAATTCTTTCAGAATTTACTAATAATTGGTCACTACCTTTTAATTCCGATGGATATGCTTCAAAATGAGTTGGTTTGGTTTCAAAATTTGAAGAACCACCATCATCTATAATACCTGGTTGAAAATTTAATTTGTAATCACCTGATGTAATTGCAATAATTGTACCATCTTTATTTACATCTTCTTCCGTTAAAGACCCTTTTTTTAGTTTGTTAAGTGATTCACTATTTTGTCTATTTCTTAAAATAATAGTTGGTGCAAATTTTCTATCTTCACCATCACCATTATTATATCCACTAAAGCGAATTGATTGACCAAATCGTGATTGTATTACTTTATCACCTTCATATAATTTTAAGGGATTAACTTGTTGTTCTTTAAAATATTTACCTATTTCAGTTTTTCTATCATCAGTACCACTCCCTCCACTTGGCGTACCGGTAGCACTTACAGTACTAAGTTCATTAGTACCGCTTCCAGCTGGTTGAGTATGTGGATATGTTTTAATATCTACATCTTTTCTAGCGTTACCTATATTAATATTTCCAGTGACCGTTCTTTTATAATGTAATTTACCTGCTACATCTATAAGTTGAACCGTCTCACCTACTAATGGAATACCTTCCTCTGGATTAAATGGTGGATATGCTTTGTTTTGTTTAGTAGCAGATGTAGCATCTTTTACTGGTCTTATTGCGGCGTATCCAATAGTAGATGTATTTTTTTGTTCTACTTCACTAAAATCATATTTAAGTAATAACTCACTTGTATCATCTAATATAATATCTACTACAATACCTACTGTGTTACTTGCACTTCCTGCTGTAGATGTTGAGTTGGGATTGAATCCACTATTTGATATACTTAATCTACTATTAGCCATTACTTCTTAATTTTTTGTTTTATCTCTTCTACTTCATTTGTTAACTCATCAACCTTAGCATCTTGTTCATCTTTTACCTCTAAGACAGTTATTTCAATTTCTCTTAATAATTGCTCCTTCTCTGCATCAGATAAAAATCCAACATCTCCTTCAGATTTTGAATTCGCACTAATTATTCTTTGTGCAATTGCTGCTAATTTTATTAGAGAATCATCGTTCCTAACCGATACATCGACTAGGTCTTTTATGATTGGGCCGATAACTGCCATATCACCCGCGTGACGAATAATATTTTTCATTTCTGCTATTAACTCAGAAATTCTTTTTCTTTTGTTTTGTTGGTTATCGTAGATGTCTTTAAACAATCCACTTAAATCCTTACCAGGAAATAACTCAAAATTTATACTCATATTTTTATAATTAAGTTCACTATATAAATATAAGGAATAAAAAAACCCCATTTTAGTGGGGTTTTTCTCAATTATGATTTCTTTTTATAATTTCCTTTTTTCTGCTGTTCTGATACTGTCTTTTTAGCAATTTTCTTTCGGTTCTTTTCTTTTACTTCTTTTTTTGTGGTTGCCATTGCATTATTCCTTTTCTAGTTTGTTTATAATAATTTTTATTTTAGGGGTATATCCTTTAGGTAGTTTATTGATAATTCCTTTAAACGATTTGATTTTATGGTCGTAATAGTTTACCTCTAATATAGTTTCGGTTAAGTTCATTATAGTTTGAGATGATGTCCACATTTTAGGAGTATCCTTTCTCATATTCAATACACTATCTTTTTTAAAGAATTGTTTTCTTAATGCAATACCTACTTGTTTCCAATTTGTAATTTTATCAATTATCTTTTCAGCACTTAATTTTCTCATTTTAGAACTTAAATACTTTTTACCATCCGAATAACCTGTGCCAACATAAACATGTCCGTGATTTGTTCTAACAACTGGACTCTCCGTATTTTGTAATTCTAATTGAGGTTTAAGGTTTGGTATATTTTCAACACTTACCATTTGTTTAGGAGTAGAAATAAATGTATGACCACTTAATCCCTTTTTCTTATTACCCTTCCAAACTATTGTTGCTTTGATTGCTTCTTTAAGAGTTTTCTTTGAGAATATACTTCTCATCTTAGCACCATCCTCACCATATCCTCTCATATTTTGAATCAACTTTCCTTCCGCCTCATCGTATCCAACTAAAAGTGCTGAATTAACTACTCCTAATCCATATTCGTTCATCCCCTCACTCCAATCAGTTACCTCATCGTGTAAATACGCAACTTCAACTCCATCAATTAATTCGTGGATTACTTCTAATTTAGGATGATATCCTCTATCGCGATTCTTTGCTAAAATAAACTTATCATCTATTTCTTTAGAAACTATAATACATTCTTGTATGATATTCATTTTAGGTGTTCGTATGAGTTGGTTACAAATCTCTATAATAAATATAGTTATAAATAAAAAAAGGAGATAAACTCCTTTCTTATTAATTGTATTCTATTTTATTTTTTTCTTAACGATATAGTTGTTAAGAACTAACGTATCCATATCACAATCTAAAAACGTATCTATTGCATCTTTAGGGGTGTTTACAATGGTCTTATCTTTAACATTGAATGATGTATTCAAAACGATTGGATACCCATTATCTTGTTCTAATTGCATAAGCAAGGAATATACTCTACGATGTTGTTTAAAATTTAAAGTTTGTATTCTTGCAGAACCATCTATATGTGTAATAGCAGGTAGATTTTTTATATGTTCCTCTTTTACTTGAACTACCTGATTCATATAAGGAACTAATGGTTTGTAATCAAAGTATTTTAACCTGTCTTCCTCTTTTACAATCGGAGCGAATGGTCTAAATCCTTCTCTTTTTTTAATTACCTTATTTACCCTTGCTTTCATTTGAGGGTCTCGCGGGTTAGCAAATATAGAACGATTACCGAGTGCTCTTGAACCAAATTCCATTCTACCCTCGTACCAACCGATAACGTTACCATTTGTAATTTCTCTAGAAATAGTTTTAACAATCTGCGAATGATTCTTAAATTCATACCATACTTCATTTTCATAGTTTTTTAATTCAGTTTCAATTTCATCATTAGTATTAAACGTACCTAAATACGGATTTGTATTTGCAACTCTAACGGCAGATTCGTTATGGGTATAATAGTAATGTAATGCACACCCAATAGCAGAACCTGCATCAGATGGAGCAGGTGGAATCCACAATTGCTTATAACCAGTATTTTTTAGAATCTTACCATTTGCAGTTCCGTTATATGCACAGCCACCACTTAGGCACAAATTATTTGTTGCCCTAATAGCAAACATTTTATTTAATAATCTAAAAAATAGAAATTCGTATTGATGTTGAATTGTTGCTGCTAAATCTTTATGTTCTTGTGTTAATTCATCCTCTGGTAATCTATTCGGAAGTTCAAACAACTCCGCTAATTTTTCATTAAACATTGAATTGTTTGAATAATCATATGTAAAATAATTCATATTGATTTCAAACCCACCATCTTCCGTTAATTTATATAATTGCTTAAATTTATTTAAATACGTTTCTGACTTGCCATATGGTGCTAATCCCATTACTTTATACTCACCTTCATTTGGTTTAAATCCTAAGAAAGCGGTCATTGCAGAGTATAACATTCCTAATGAATGTGGGAATTTAATATTTTGTAATTTTGTAATATTCTTACCTTCTGCAAATGCTAAAACAGTAGTTTCCCATTCACCCACCCCATCTACTGATAATATGGTTGCCCTTTCAAATGGAGATGTATAATAAGAATATGCTATATGTGATAGATGATGGTCACCATATGCTAAGATTATATTTGGATTTGTAATCTCATATATTTTAGATTCAATTTCTTTGGCTTGTGCTTTATTTGAATCAATAATAGATTTTCGTTTAAAGAAATTAACCAATCCACCTCGTTTAGTAGATTCTTCAATTCTCTCTAATTTTAATTTAGGGTTTTCGTAAAAGGTAACAACTGATATATCATTACCTGTTATTTTATTATCCTTATACAACCAATTAATAGCATTAGTTGGAAACGTAGCATCGTGTTTTACTCCTGTAAAACGTTCTTCCTCCATTGCACCGATAACTACTCCATCTAATATTAATGCTGCTGAGGAATCGTGATAACCACATGCTATACCTAAAATATATTTTTTATTCATCATCTATATCGTCTTCGGTTAAATCAATTTTTGAAATATCAACCCAAAATGGTTCACTTCTAACTGTGAAATCTCCGGTTTCTAAATAATCATTTAACATTTTTTTCTGATGTTGTTTCATCACATTTACAACCTTTGTAATATAATGAGTCTTACAATCTGTCATCTCTCTTATAAGTAGATATAAATGTTTCTTATTAAAATTTTCTATAAATTCACTTCTACGGAATAATTCTAATACTGCATCTGCAATTTGTATATCTCTTTTTTTATTAAAAATAGTAGTAAGATGTTTATCCCAATACAATAACATTAGGTCTTTGAATTCTCTAAACTCACTACCTTCCTCTACTTCATAAAAATCATTCTCCGGATTCCAACTTTCTGGCATATCGGATATCAATGCATTTTGTTTCCAACGTTTGTAGTTACCATTATTTTTTAAAATCAAATGATTCTTTGCAATAATAGTAAAATATGAAAATGCTCTTCCCTTACCTTCTTGAAACATATGCATTTTCTCTACTAATGTAGATACAACTTCAGTTTGAATATCTTTTTTAGGAACATCAAAATATGAAAATTTAAAAGTGTTAATTACATTTTCTGCTAATTTCTCAAAAGGTGCTTTAATTTTTTCTTCGTAAAGTTTACTACGTTTTACGGGGTCTTTCAATTTATTATACTCTACGATTGCATCTTGTGCAGGTGTACCGAAATATATTTTTGATTTTGGTTTTCTTTGTTTTGCCATTTTGGTAATTATAATATTTCGTTTAGATTTTCAACAATTGTTTTTAATTCGGTAAAAGTTGCACCAACTTCATCATCAGATTCAAATGAACCGCGAGTATCGATGTTCTTTAAATTCTCTAATGCATTAGATACTTTAAATTTAACTTCTAATGTAGTTTCTACGAGAGTGTCTTCTAATTCCTCATTTTGTCTCAGCAAATTGAATATACCGATAGTAAATGTTATATTTAACACTACTGAAATCAGTAAAATGATGTAAATGTATGTCATAGGTTGTTTTTATGCTTCTCCCATTGGTCCGTAATAGATTCCTAACTTAGAATCATCATCAGATGTTTGAGTATTTGCTTTTTTTATATTGTTTTCTAATTGTTTTACTTTTAATTGAACTTTTTCATACCATTCTTTTTCTGATAATATACCTTTATCTATTAAAAGATTTACAAGGGTATCGATTACAATACTATGATTTAAAGTGTGTTGTTCTATCTGTTGAAGAATCAATTTCTTCTGCTCCTTTTTGGTTAATTTCATTTATTAAATCTTTTATAGTAAAATTATTAGTTTCATCTAAGTTACCAAATGCTTTTTTAATTGATTCTTCATGATAACCCAATGCAGCTGCTAATCTTGCACATATAGTTTTAAATTCAAAAATATTCAATTCATCTGGTATTGTAAATTCTATTTCGGATGCTTCTCTTGCATGTTCAATGTAATCATCATCGGTGTACTTAAATATTAGTTTGGCCATATTGTTGTTTTTAGTTTCTATTTATTTTTTTTGTAATATCTCTTGTATAATTGTTATCGTGAAAAAATTCATCAAATAGTGAATCATTTTTTATATACCCATCCTTACACATTAAATCAAACATATAATCTGGTAATGTCTTAGAAATCCAATCATTTGATACATCATTAGAATCAAACATATCTAACACAAATTTTTTAATTCCATTTACTATTTCAATTTTTTTATCAAAATAAATTTGATTCTCACTTGGGTCTTCATTTATAAACTCACCATTAATAATATCAATATAGGTGCCAACTTTATCAGTTAATACTGATTCTAAAAATATTATATTATCTTTTAATTTATGAGTTTCAAAATCATAAAATCCTTTAACATCTTCTAATAAGGGATTTCCTTTATAAGTAATATACCTACCTTTAAATTTTAATCCATATGCTTTTTCTATATTGTATTGTGTTGTTCCTTGATAACCAGTATCAACCATCAATACATTTTTAGAATCTCCAATAACTTCCGTTATATATTTTTTATACTCATCTCGTGTTATTTTAGATTTTTGTATTATTTCTTTTAAATACAAATCTAAATTTGGTAATGTCTCATTACTATCTACTATTACATCGTTTTCAATAATTGGACTTATGCCAAATCTACGTTTTAATAAATTAGATAGTTTTCCATTATATCGATGTAAATCAAAAGTTCTAAATATATCAGTAGTATTAAAAATTGAAACTATTGTTGATAATGTACGAGATGTTTTAAAATATACTGATTGTGGTAAATTATATTTCTCTCTAAATAATTCGTAGATTTCTTGTAAAAATAATCCTTCTCTTGAATTAAAAAGAATTTTGTCAGAATCACCTATTTCGGTTTTTAACCAATCAAAATAATTGAATAACAATGGGCCGTAGTAAATGTATCCTAAATCTTCTAATGAGGTTATACTTATCCAATCTCCTCTATCTAATAATAATTTAGTTTGATGGCTTATCATTGTATTCCTATTACTTTAAATGATGGTATACCTAATTCAACCCACATATCTATTATTCGCTCATCATCATCATACGCACAAAAAACGTTTTCTTTAATTTCAGTTTCATATATTTTTCTTTTAAAATCAGGTGCTTTTAAAAAATTATTTTCCCAACTTCTCATATATAATTTATCATATGATATATCGTACTTTTGTAACCACTCTTTAGTAACCTTTCTAGTGGATTCAGGTCGACCTGTTAATATAATAACTTCAACCCCATTTTCTTTATAGTTCTTTGCCAATTCAATCATTGGTAAATTAGGTTCATCCATTATCATAGTTTTAGATGAATGGACAATATCCCAATCTAATTTTCCGTTTTCTTTCTTTGCTAATTCAAATCGTTTATTACTTAAAGACAAAGTATTATCTATATCAATTATTACTATCATAATTCTCTTAAACCTTGTTTTTCATAACTTACAGGTACTTTGATTCCGGTATTACATCCATTACAATTATCACAAAATGTAATATATCCTAAATCGGTATAACCTAAATCAAATTTAATTAACTCTTCATTTGATATTTCATTTAAAGTAACAAAATCATTATCACTTAAAGGGAATAAGTTTGTTCTTACTGCTGAGGTATTAAGATGACAATAATAAAACTTACCATCATTCAATCCTCTAAATGGTGCAGTACAACTATCAAAGTGTTTAATTAGTTTATCTATTTCTAAATTCTTTTTAACTCTTAAATCTCCAAAATCATACCATTCTATTTCATTTCTAACATAATGTTTAATGTCATAATTTTTATATTCCTCAATAGTACGCATAACTTTATTTTTAAGTTTAGGTAATTTATCTGAATAATTACTTATACTTAAAATAACATCACTATCTTTTAATAATTCTAGAGTACTTTCTTTTGGAATAACTGTACCATTAGTAGTGATTATAAATTTATCTAATTTATCTATATGATTTAATAAAATATGTTGGATTATATTTTCAATATCTGGATGTAGGAATGGTTCTCCGCCAACTAAATGAAACACACTTACAAAATCTACAACTTTAAAATATGAATCTATATCAGTTATAATAGTTGATAAATTTCTATGATTTGGGTTATCATAATGTGGTATAAACATATTACAATGTGAACACGCTAAGTTACATCTTTCAGTTACCAATACATCCGTTTGAAATATATGAACTAAATTCTTATGCATTAACGGCCAAATTCCTGCTATGTGTTTGTATGTAGTATGGGTTACATTACATTCATCCAAATACTTTGTATATCGTTGTCTATATTCATCCGTTGTAATAATAACCTTTTCATCGCCTTTAAATTCATCAATATGAATTAATTTTATATTCCTTCTATCACTTTTATAATATTTGGCTTCTCGATAATAAGAACTTATTTCATTTAAATTATTTATAATCGTACTATTTTTTACATCGTGGTCAACAATATATTTTATTTTTAATGCACCACTCCCAAACAAAAAATCTATACTTCTAATAAATTGGACACACTCTTTACTTGCACCAAATAAAACATATTCAGTTTCGATATCCCAATTAGATATAAATTGTTTAAAATTATGTAATTCTGGATTATAAATCATAATTTACTTATAGGATTTTTCCTCCTTGTTCAATTAAACTTTGTGCTTTTTTATACTTTACAAATTCAGTAGTACCATCTTTTAATTGTACCATCACCATCTCATTTCTACCATAAGTTTTTGGTGCAATATAAGTTGTTGAATATCTACGATTTGGATTTGTAATTAGAATTCCATTTAGGTGGTCAATTTCATGTTGTGCAACAACACATTCCATTAATCCTAAATCATTAAAAAATTCTTCGGAATCTTTCCAATCACCTAATTCATTATCAGGAGAAAATACAACCGTCCCTAAATTATCACATTCGACTGTAATCTTCTTTGCACGGATTGTTTTAACAGGACTCTTCATTGTTTTATCAATTGACAAACATTGTTCTACATACGCAACTGAATCCTGTGAGTATTCTACAATTTTTGGGTTGATTAATACTAATGGGTCTTTTACATTAATTATACATGCTCTAACATCTAATCCTAATTGATTAGCGGATAAACCAATACCACCGAACTTAACTAATCCACTTGCTAATATAGTGGAAATTGATTCAATATCGGCAGGTGTGAATTTTGTTTCACTAATTGGTTTTGATAATTTTAATTTGTCTTTTACTATGTTCATTTTAATTATTTTCTTAATGGATGATATGGATTTATATAATTTGGTTTAAAATATTCATCAGTATATTCTAACTCATCTGGAAATATGGATAATTGTTTACCATATTCATTTTTAGGTTCTACTAATTTGTTTGCTAACTTTCTAACTTTCTCACCCAATTCATAATTATTTGGTGTTTCGTTTATTAATGAAAGTGGAATTTCAATCGTTAATTTATTCATACTATTTATTTTAAAATATTATCTTACAAAGATACAACATTTTTTTGATAAAACCAAATAATTTTCATTATTTGAATTTAGATAATGTTTTTTCGTTACTTTTTGTCTTTGCTTTCTTTGCTTCTTTGGTTTGGGTCTGTATTAATTTCATTCGTTGTGTCCACGCAGGTTTGTATTTAAATTCAACTGATATTGGACCATTAGCAAATTTAGTTTTATCATATTTCCAAATAGAAATACATTCATCATCTTCATAGACGTGTTCAAATTTTAATGGTTTATCTTTTACGGATGGTTCTGGTTTCTTTGCCATATAATAAATTTAAAATGAAAAAAATTGATTTACCTTTTCGGTATCTACTCTATTCCCTAATCGTAGTTCACCAATAGGTTTTAATAATTCTTCATACCCAACAATACTCTCACCTGTATACTCATGACAATATGATGCTCTTTGTTTTATTGTTTTATATACATCTGAATGGTCATTGTTATTAATTCTAACCTTTCCATTGAATAAGGTTGGTTTCCAATTATCAGTATGATGATTTCTATAAATTCCTAATGCAGGATTGATAGTTTTGGTATAAAATTTACCACCAATACTTTTTAATATACCACCACAAAATTCTGATATTTTACTTCCAATACCCATACCTTGATAATCTGGGTGTACTACGATTCTACTTTCTCTAAACACTTTAAATCCACCATTCTTTCCTAAGTGTCTACCTATAACGTTTATCCCAATAGGTTTATTGTTCCACTCAAACAAAAGAAATATATAAGTGCGATTTACACTCTCCGTTAGATAATGATGTTTTTTGAAGAAGTCAAAAGTTTGAGGTTCGACCCTACTAACTTGTAAAGAGATTTCAGGTCTTCCGAGCCGAAGATAGTCAGGCCTTTCGAGCCCGCCTCCTTTTAATGGGGTATAAATCCAATCCGGCATTATCCATTCCATAATATCAAAATGACAAGATGCTAGTATAACCTTTTTCTTTTCTCTACGAATATATTTTTGTAATGCTAAACTCATTGCCTTAGCAACATCTCTATCCACTACTGATGTATATTCATCTACTAAAATAGTTTCACCCTCTTTTGATGATGCAACTAAATACGCAAGATACGCACGATATTGTTCTCCGTTACTTAATAAACGAAAAGGTCTTAACCATGTCGGAACTGATGATAATCCAATTGATGTTAGGACTCTACTTGCCTCCTCTGGTTCTAACCAATCAAAATTTGAAATAAGGGGTTTATCTACATCAAACTCAATAGTTTTAATACCACCTAATTCTTTTAAGATTGTGGATTTACCACTGCCACTTCCGCCATATATCACACCTATATTCCATTCAAACGAATTAAGACCATCGATATCCATTGGTATGGTTACGCTGGTCTCTTCTCTATTTTGAATATCAAACGCATCATACACATATTCGGTGTACTTATCATTTTGTATTTTTGATGTAAGTGTAATATTCATATTAAATAAATTTATTTATCAATCCCAATAGTATGTACGATAGTTTATATCCTACAAATGCACCTATTGCTGATGGAAATGGAAATATTATTAGTTTTCCAAAATCAGTTACATATTTAGGTCTATTTACAATTCTACCCATAAAGGTATAATACGTTATGTACCCTATTAGTACTGCAATATCTGCTCGAGTTGCAATGAATACAACTAACATTGCACCTAAAAATCCAAAAATGAAATTATCTCTTACACCTTCCCATATTTCTTGTGTAGTACAATCTTTCCATTCTTTAATTATCTTATCTATTTTAGCTCTTTGCTTTCCCATTCTATTTAATTACTTAGGGGTGCTTTAATTTTTGGATGTGATTCATATCCTATTAATTCAAAACAATCAGGTCTATAACTTTTAAGTTTTTCATCTAAAGTTTTTTCACCCAATCTTTCTTTAACCAACTGATGTTGATACCAATTCCTTTCCGTTATTTGAATTTTCGGTAAGTTATACGGGGTTCTACTGATTTGTTCTTTTGCCTGTTCAATATGGTTTTTATATAAATGAACATCTCCTAAGTTTCCAATCAATTCATCTGGCACCATATTAACTTCCTTTGCAATAATCTCCAATAGTAATCCATAAGAAGCAATATTAAATGGTAATCCTAAAAATGTATCAACACTTCTTTGATTCCACATTAAAGATATAGACCTCTTTGGGGTTGGTGTATAATATGAATTATCAAAATCAGGTAGTTTGTTCGGGTCAAAGAATCTTTCCATACCTGTTTCATAATTGTTATTGAACCAAATATTATATCGTCTCTCATCACTCAATTCACTTGTATAAACTTGGAATCCATAATGACAAGGTGGTAGTACCATTTGGTCTAACTCACCCACATTCCAAGCAGATA